TTAGGCGGTACCCTCACGCAGCGCGTCCTTCACCGCGCGCTTGAGCTCATCATAAGTCATCGCGTTGACCGGGCGAGACTCCACCTGATGAACCTCCTCACGCATCGGGGCGGGCGGCGCATAAAAAGCGTACTCGGGGCAACCAGCGAGCATCCAGAAATCATCGTGGTTATTGCGACTAATGCCGTCATTTGCATAATTGCAATGAAGGATAGTATCGGCACTGTCCTCGAACACACCGGTGTGGCCAAACGAGCCACCCGACGCGCCACGCTTACCCCAGATGAAGATACTACCCGCCGGCACGCTAGCGTTGCCAGACGCATCCAAGGGGATACGCTGCCAGCCCGCCGCCTCCAAATCACCAAAGAGAGTGTCCGTATTACCAATACGGTGCCCCTGAGGCAAGAAGCCCGCCTCAATCAGGGCAAAATACACGCTCGAAGAGCAATCGTAGTACACAGGCCCATTGCGCTGCTCCATCGAATAACCCACCTCATGGCCGCCGCCATTGATGCGATACCGGAACCAATCAATCAACTTATTGATATCACCCATGTGACACCATTCCTTTCCTATAGATAAACCCCCGCACTCAGACAAGTACGGGGGTATGAACATATTTTGAGTGAGCTTACGGGGTGGGCGGATCACGCCCCACCCTGCACGTACGGCCACCCGTGGGGAGGGCATCCGTCCACATGATTGCCTGCGCATATATAGCCAGGTCATCAGGAACCTCCGGGGCATGAACCCCGGCGCCAGTCATCTTCGTGCGCAAATCGTGGATAAACGCCATTGCCAAGGAAACCGCCAAGCGAGCGCGATCCTGGATTTCGTAAGCGGCCTTATTCTGGGCACGCGCATCAGCCTCCAGGCGGCGCACTTCTTGGCGCATGTCTGCGATCTCCCTGGTGACTCGGTCGAGTTCGAGGGCGGCACGGTCAAGCTCCTGTCTCAGAGCCTCCAACTAGGTTGCCGGCGGGGTAGCCGCCTGACTCTGCACCATCCCCGCCGTCCAGAGCTCCTGATTTACCCATTCTGTTACCTCAGTAGGCAAAGGCGGCGGAGGCGGAGGAGACCCCGCCTCGATGTGGTTTGACAGCCTCGTAATATGGGCAATCGCCATACTCATCGCAAGACGAGCGCGATCAGTCGCCGCATGTGCCTTCTCCTCCCTCTCGCGAGCCTCGCTCTCACGGGTCCTGATCTCACCCTCTAGAGAACTGCGTGCCGCACTCTCCGCACGCAGGCTGGACTCCAGGTCGGCGATACGGCGTTCCAGAGAATCAATCAGCATCCTGTTCGACTCATGCTTCGCCGTTGTCCGCCCATTCAGAAACGACATCGCAGCTGGAATCAAGGTGCCCATCAGAACGCCCCCAAGGGTCCACATCTCTTGGGGGAAATCTCCAAGGGCCACTACGATGCCACCTCCTGCGCGTCACGGTCACGACGCCACGCCGCACCGCCCTCACGCGGGGTGAAATCAACGTCAGGGCGGCCCCAGTCACGAGGCGCCCACTCGGTCCGATCCCATGGGAAATCCCTCACGCTGAAGGCATTCAGAAGACTGTTCTCAACCGCGACCGTGCTGACACGGTCAGCGAGGATTCGAGTCTTCCCCACATCCCACGGATCAACACCTGTGAACGCCTTCTCCGTCTGTCCATCTTCGAAATTGAAAGCGTGGCAGAACGCATTAGTGTCGGTGCCGACTAGACCGTATTTCTTCGCCGCAACAATCAGCAAGCGCGTCATCGGGTTATAGGGTAACCCGGTCTTGGGGTTGAACCAGGGATCGACGTCTGCTGCCAGGCGCCCCCACTGGCCATGTACAGGCGAGGACGGAGCCTCACTTGCAGGCGACTTTCCATCCGTCATCTGCGCCGGCCACGACGGCGGATTACCCGCCGACACAGCGCCAAAGGTAAACGCCAGCGCGTGATTGATTTGGCCGCAGCGGACCTCGTCGATGCCCACGAAACCTAAAGTGTTGTGCATGCGTGCGACGGCTGAGGACCCTAACTGGAGCTGGGTTGCCCAGTTCTCCTCGGCGAGCTTCTTAAAACCGGGGGACATGACGGAAAAGCCACCTGATGTAGCGGTCCAACCGTCGCCATCGGCTTTACGGTTCACCATGAAGTACTCACGAATGATGCCAGTATGAACATCCCAGATTGCCAGGCCTCGGTCACCGATTCGTGCCGGCTCCGCATACGCCGGCATAGGAATCATCCCGCTCAGGATATTCTGTGCAGCCCACGGGGTGAGCCCCACACCGCGCGGCGCCTCCATCCGCTGAAAATGACAGTCAGGATGGGACGAATCCACAAGGAGCGCCGGGATCGGAGAGGTGCCAGCAACGGACGTGTTAGTGCCTGTCCTCACGCGGGGGTCTCCGGGGAACTTACCGTCGCCAGTTCGTCCCCACGGGTCTGGATTGTTCTTCTCCATCCATGCAGCCATCTCGGCAGAATTCTCAGCCAGAGGCATCTGGGAGATGTCACGTTGCCAGACGGTGCCGGCGCCGGCGTAGTTCGCCACATCCATCAGCCCAGGAAATACCACCTCGGGGTGCTGACGGGCTCCGATGGGTGCCCATTCACCCCTCTCAGCGTTGAACGCCTTGAACGCGAGCGCATGGCGGCGTGCGTCAGGGGTCTTGCCGAAAACGAACGCAGACATTAGGGTACTCGCGCTCCTTCAACCTGGGGGGTATCGGGTCCAAGGTAGACGCGGAATCCTCCGATGGTCATGTTGTTGTTGGATGCGCGGATTCCGAGGACCCTACCCCAGTGCTTGTCCTCGTTCTGACTCCACTTGTGAGTCACCCTGGCGCCGGACGGTGCGGTGATGGTGCAGGATAGGTTGAGGAATTCGAAACGCCAGGTGCCGACGCTGGTGCCGGCATTGACGCGCAGGCCTGTACCGACACCATCCACCATTGATTCCATCGAGGCTTGACGGCCTGGTTCTGCCAGCCACACCGTGTAGCTGCGACCACCGGAGACGTATCTGTGGTCCTGCAGCCAATCCAGCGTCAGGCTGGGGGCGGGGGACGTCACCTCTGCGACGTCAATCTCAATCGTTGCGTTCGGGGTGCCGACCGTGAAGAGAAGCTCCGACTCAGCGTTGCCGGGGCCGACCGGCTTCAACTTCAGGTCATTCGTGACAACCCAAGTTCTGGGGACCTGCTTGCCGGCAATCTCAGCCAGCGCGGTACCGTACATCGCGAAGACGCTCTTGATATCCTCTCGGCCGCCAAAACCGTTGTTCGGCGTTAAACCGAGGTTCTTCTTACCACCCCATGCCGCGCGCTCATTCTCAGGCGGTGCCGGCACCATCACGGTACCAGCCGTGCGCTTTGACGGGTCCTCACTGATCGCGAGGGTACGGCCCTGCAGAGAGCCGAACACCACGGGGAACGACAGTTTACTGCTGCTGAACACGTAGCCGGGCTCAGGGGTAGCCTCCAGCATGATTTCTCGGCGGTCTTCACCAGGGATCACATGGTCACCAGGCGCAGCCTCAATGCCGTCAATCTTCCAGACCACGCCCGGCTGTTTCGGGGTCGGAATCGTAATCAGACGACGCTCAGGCACTACATCGGGGAACTTCGGCACAATCGGAATCGGTGTGTTCAGGTTAGACACATCCGCGTGGATGAGCGGGACACCGAACATCTCCTTCTTAGCGGCCTCAGCGTCCTTCGGATTGAAGCTAATCCACCAGCCCTGAGCGCGAGCCTGCTGCTCAGGGGTCCACTGCGCCTTGACTTCCATCGGCACCGTGGTTGTCGAATCATCCGTCATCACGACGTTCGCGCCGCCCGAACTAGACGGTTCGATTCGCTTGATTCCCACGCCATCACGACCAGGAGCACCATCAGTACCATCTCGGCCAGGCTGACCGTCCACACCATCACGGACAGTACGCCACGCCAGCTGAGTGCCGTCACCATTCGCGCGAGCCAGCACCTCGCCATTCGCGCCACCAGCAGGGATCTTCTCCAGCGGGGCGAGAGCCTGCTCAATCTGCTGCTGAACGCCCTCAGCAGGCTTACCCTGCAGATGGCCCTGCTCATCAGCAATTACCAGGCGGTCAAAAACAACCTTATCCTCAGCCATTCTTCTTCTCCTTCTCCACAATACGGCCAAGACCATCACCTAGGTCTTCAGCCACCCATTCCTTCTCCACGGCAGGGGCTGCGGGACCCGGAGCCGCCGGATTCTTCAGCCCAGGCGCGCCAGTCATCTCAGCCAGGTTCACGACCTGCCCAGGCTTCACATCCAGCGTGAGCAAATCCAGAATCACCTGACGTCCACTCTCGCCAAGAGTCGAGACCTTAACGGTGTAGCGGGCTGGAGCCAGCAGCTGTACTCCCTTCTCGCCACCACGAGGGTGCGAACGTAGCTCACCGTTAACCAAAAAACCCCTGACAGCGCAGGGGGTGAAAATAGTGGTCTCGTCATGAGCCAGACAAGACGGGGTAAACAGCACGACGCCAGAGGTTACCAGCGCCGGCAAGCCAGCCAGCGCTTGATGCGTCGCGAAATTTGCATGCACGGTGGCATACCTGGCAGTTGCCTCCACGGGGGTGTCAGGCATTTTTACTCCTTAATTAACTGGTTCTTCTGCAGGAGGTTCAGCAGGCGGCAGAAGCACGTCCTCGCCACGGGCGAGAGCCATAACCTTCTTCGCCTCTAGGTCGTATGAGACGGTCGGGATGCGGCCATCCCACGACTCACGAGAGCCAGTGATGATGCACTCCGCAGCCCACTTCCCAGCATTCAACGTGATTGTGTCACCTGTCTGCTTGCGGGGGTCCCAGAGCATGGAAATGGCATCAAATGTGATGCGCTCCGTCCCGATTTCTTGAGCCAGAGCCTCCGCGATTTTCCGCGCATCCTTCGTCGTCACATACCAACCTGCGTCCAGGACGAATGCACCAGCGCCGCCCTTACGTGAAGAATACGCGGTGAAGTGCTTCTTCTCCCACGTCACGACCCAATCCGCACGTAGTAGCGTCATCGGGCGGCCCCACGCCCACTGGCCGAGCGTGCCCACGCCCAGAGACGGCGCGACGAGCGAATAGGTGACGTTATTACTGCCTCGAACATCGACACGGTGCGTGAGCTTCACGCCTCGCTGTCCGAGCTTCTCTAACTTGCCGCTGATGGTCTCGTGTTGAGGTGCTCCGCCGGTCCAGCGCCAGCCAGGAGGCGGCTCGGTGTTCTCAAAAGAAATAGCCCACCAGGAGCCAGTCAGCGTATTGAACGCGTCCCAGTCGAAGATATTGTCCTTCGCCTTCACGATGGGCCGGTAATTTGTGTCCAGCCTGACCACATCAACATTGTCTTCCCAGTTGATGAACTGGACATTGTCAGCGTTCTTGGTCAGAGGAGTGACCGTTGAGGCATCATAGGCGACAGCCGCCGCGCCAGAATAGGATTTGCCCCCGCGCCCAGCCGCCCACGCACCATCATCAGCAGTCGGCTGCAGAGAATTCACACGCACAAGCGAGCGCACACCATCACGAGCCGTCTGCCATGAACCTGAAAAAACACGCTCAGAGACAACATCCGTCACCACAGATGAGGACGAGGCAAGGCGGTCACGAGCCGCCATCACCAGCGTGCCCTCCTCGTCCACCCACACCGTCGACAGCGTCGCATTGCACCACGCCGTGACGACCTCTGAAGCCTCTACGTTCTCGAATCCTCGTGTTGCGGAGAGAGGCTCCGTCGCGATTGCTGAAGCCAGAATCTTCGGCGGATTTTCTCGCTTCATCTTCGCGACATGGCTGCGTGAGTAGTCGCCGATAATCGGCTCATGCTGAGATACATGAAGGCCTAGAGTGTTTGAACACGATGCCGTCTCGAGCTCTGCGTCACCACGCAAGCGGTGGTTAAACTTTTGGCTGTTGACAGTATCTGTCCACACGGTGATTGAGTCCCACGCAATCGCGACAGCCAGCAGCTGATACTTCTGCGGGGACGGCACCTTAACCTGCCCAATGGACTGACCGCCCTGCGACAGCGTCAGCAGAGCCGCATCTCGCGACCAGGTCAACGTCACCTCAGACTCACCACGAAGCTTCAACGAAATTGACGCGTCACGATCTGGGACAGCTCGAGCCACCGCCAGAACATCCTCATTATGACGCTCGACCCCCTTAACAGGGGCGTAGACAGTATCACTTGAGGTGAAGAATCCCAGCACACTCTCACTCACAGAGCCAGCCGAGACAAACTCACCGACCCCTGCCCCTAGACCGAATGCACCAGGCGCATAGACCAAAGTGGTCTCATGCGGCGGGGGGAGCACGCCAAAACCAGCCTGCTCGAGTGCCTGATACGCTGTCCAGCCACCAGTCGTCTGAGCCTTGTACAGCACAGCCGGCTCAATCGTCACAGGCATCTGCAACGCAGCCGACAGACCGTCACTGATTGCTGTTTCTACCTCATCAGTGGTCAGAGAGTACGTCGATGCGCCCAAGAAGCCTGTGAATCGGGGGAACGTCACGCCGTTTACCTCGGCAACAATTTTCACCGACGCGCCATGACGAGGAACCCAGCGGGTCTCCCCCACCGGAGCGAACGGGGCAGCTGTGGTGGCAGTTCCCGCAGCCCACTTAATCCTGCCAGTGCGAGAAAAGACGCCGTCACCAGCCGCAATCAGCGATTCAGGCAGACCGCCACTAGTGTGCCCCTCCCACTCTGCGGAAACATGCTCTCGCTCGACACCATCCACAAAAATGCGGAGGCGGGCGTCAATCACAGCACCAGGAGCATAAACGCCAGGGAGCATCAGCCCACCTCCTCAATCTTCGCGCTTACAGACCGCCACACGGCGCCACTTTCGTGGTGCACGTCCTCAATCGTCGTCTCGACGTCGCCAATGACAACGGAGGATGCGCCCATGCCAACATCCCACGGCGGCGCATCTTTTGTCCAGGTCGCCGAGAGTCGAGAGAACTGCCCACCCATAGCCAGTGTCAACGTCGCATACGCCGCCGCTGTAGGCGGCACGGGAATACTCACGACAAGACGCTGAGTGTTACTACCTCGCGCCACGGCAGTGGCTGTTGCCCCCACTGCAGTCCCCGCGGCGGTGAACATCTGGACACCCAGAATTGCGCCGTTACCAGCCGCCTCCACGGTGGCTGTGAACGGCTTGCCCGGCATCACAGGGACACGGTCAGCCGCCACCACACGGGATACCCCGCCCAGAGACGACAGCGCTACAGAGCCATCAGAGGTCACCATCGCGCCGCGGTTACTGATCCCAACCATGAGAGACTGTGCCGGGCTGAGGACATTGGTCAACGCCGCCGCCTCGCTCACCCACACCAGCGGCTCCATTGGCGCAGCGTGCGCCAACTGAGCCAGCGCACGGGTGTCCTCCTGCGTGCCCTTAACCTCTACACTCCAGCTGCGGCGAGGAGTGGGGGACGCTAGAAACGCCCACCGCTTCCCCGCCGCCTGCTGGAATTCGAAACGTGCAGGGGTGCTCTCACTCAGCGACACCTTCCACAGCACCTCAGACAGCGCCCCTAGCGTGCCAATCCAACCAGACATTAGACCATCCTTTCAGCACGACGCTGCATCATCAGGAAGTCGCGCGGACCAACAGCCTGCAGCTGAGACAGCGCCTCCGCAATCTGCACCAGCGCCTCATCCGACGTGCTCACGCCGCCACCAGCAGTAGCTACACCAGCAGACGCAACGGGGGCAATGGACGCGGTCGATGCCGCCACCGATGCGATAGCCGGCACCTCGGGAGGAGCCACCAAATCACGCATACTCGACTGCGCCGCCGCCTCCATCGCAGAAAGACCCTGCACAAAGCCCTCGCCAGTAAAAACACCAATCTGGCGGAAGACCCTCGACGGGGAATGGATACCAAGCAATCGCTTCGCACCATCAATAGCACCACGCACAGGACCCAGCACAGCATCAATCAGCCTCCGGCCCAGCCCCGCAACACCGTTGATGAAACCAACCATGAGGTTGTGCCCCAGCGTCCACATGTTCTGCCCCAGATTAGAGAGAGAATTGATGACGCCACGACCCAGATTCCCGAAGAACCCGACCACGCGCGAGATGCCGGAAGAAATCGCGTTGCCTACTGCGCCCATAGCATCACCAACAATGCTGCCAAGGCGAGAAAACGCGCCAGAGACAGCACCCCAGACAGCCTGCGCACCCGTGGAGACAAACCTGACAACCGCATTCCAGCCAGCACTGACCGCCTGCGCAATATTGCCAAGCGTGGAACTAATAGCGCCGAACAGCTTGCCGATTGAGGTGCCAATCCAGGTCACCGCCGCACCGACTGCCTGCGTGCCAATTTGCCATGCCGCACCGAACGCTGCCAGTGACTTATCCGTCATGTCAGCCATCCATTGGAGAATGGCAGTAATCATCTGAATTGCGCTAACGATTTCACTGCCAATGTCCACAAACACAGGGCCAAGCGCCTGAATCAGCGGGGTCACGAAATTCAGAGTCTTCACCAGCTGCTCAGCGAACAGCACCACCAACGGAACCAGAGCCTGAACGACCTGCACAATCACCGGAGCCAGAGCCTGGAACACCGCCATCAGAGCAGGAATCAGCGCCTGCACCACCGGCATCAGAGCCACTGCAATCTGCGTGAACACCGGAGCAAGCTGCTGAATCACCGGAACAAGCATCTGCCCCAGACTCTGCGCCAGCGGAACCACCATCTGCAGCATCACCTGCAACATCGGTGCAACAGCCTGCAGAGCGGCACCAAATACGGTGCCCAGGGTCTGAGCAATTGCCCCGACCGCCTCACCTAGAGCCCCAAAGACGGGAGCCATCGCTTCCAAGCCGGGCGCTAGAGCATCCATCGCAGCCTTGATGCCAACGAACATGATCTTGATGCCGGCACCAACAGCCGGGTTCTGCATAATCTTGCCGATAGCCTCACCCAGACGCCCAACAGCCGCCGCACCGTTCTCCATCGCGGAGCCCAATGACGGGGCAAGCTCAGCTAGGCCCCTGCCAATCTCCCCAATGCCAGGAGTGAGATTAGACATCGCCCTCTGCGCGGATTCAAAGACCGTGACCAGGGCGTTCTGCCCCTCAACAGATTTCAGCGCGCCCGCAACACCCTGAAGTCCGTCAGCAACAGCCTTCAAAGGTGAGCCGCCCGCCGCCAACGCCGCGGTACCGATAGCGCCGATAACCCCGGCAGCGCCACTGAGAACCCGCATCAGGTCACCTGCAACGGTGACAGCGTTCTGAATTGAGGTCACCGCGTCAGCAGACGCCGACCATTCAGCAAACGCGCTAGCAGCACGAGTAAAGCTCTCAGCCATCGACGGCAAATATGCTCCGCCAATCGCACCAATCCGTACAAGTGCTTCAGCCAGCGGGGCCGCACCAGCGGCAGCAATAGCAAAAGATTCACGCAACGGCGCGAACAGAGAGGTCATCCCGCCAATAGCAGTAATGCCCTGCGACATTCCACGGAAAAACTCACCCCAGAATGAGCCGACAACAGGGCCAAGGCTCTTGTACGCGTCGAAAAACGGGTTCACACCATTAGCGACCAGATCAGCCAACCCAGCCTTTGCGGTTGCCCAGAACCCCTGTCCAAATTCATATCGTGCGTCTCGAAGCGCGTCCATGAACGAGCCGCGCCCACCGATTTCATCCATCGCCAGCAGAATGTTCTGCAAGCCGTCAGCAGACGCCGCCAAACCAGTCGCAAAGCCCGCAAAGATGCCCGGCAGAGCCAGCGCCGCCGGACCAATTGACACCAGCGACGCACCAACCGCCGCGATATTCTGCGCCGCAACAATGCCGACAGACGACATCGACGCCAGCGCAGCACCAGTCGCCGCAATGCGAGGAGTCAAACGGTCCAGATTCGACGCGAACTCCCGCACATTCGAAACCGCGTCACCAAGAACACGCCCACCAGAGAGCGCCGCCAACGCAGATGCAGCAGATGCCGCCGCAGACGAGTTGATAACCGGGCTGATAACTGCCACGCGCGGACGAGTAAGCGCCCCCAGCTTAGCCGAAGCCGCACCCGTGTCAGCATTAGCATTAACCGTGCACTTTCGAGCTTCCTCAAGCTTCTTCAGTGCACGCTGCGCCTGCTCCACGTCAGCATCCGCAGAGACCTTCGCAATCTTCTCCGCGGACAGGTTATCCAACTGATGCAAAGCCTGCTGAACGTTCACGTCCACCGATACGGTAGCAGTCAGACCATTCAGAGCGTGCTGGAGACGCCCCATGGCCTTCCGGTCCAGCACAGGCACCACGGTGACCTTTGCCACGGTCGACTTCTCGATTCGGTCCAGCGAGCGCTTCAAATCTCCACGGAACCTGGACGTGTTCGGGTAGACGCGGATGCCAACCTTAGCCATTCGTTACCCTCCTAGAATCGCCTTAATACCGGAAAAATCAATGCCGTCAGGACCCACCCTGACGGCATGTGACGTTTTCTTTTTCTTCGGCTGCGGGACCTCAACCTGTTCCGATTTGCTGAGCTTGCTACCCTTCGCAATCGCGCGGGTGATGTTGACCAGCCCTGCAGACAGGAACTCCTGGACACCCCAACCGACGAGGTCAGGGTTGCCCAGGAGCTCCGCCCGCCACAAGCTTTGCGGGTCGCGTTTCAGTTTCTCAACAGCTGCCAGCGCTACCCGCAATGCGCGTGCTGAATCGATGGACTCAACATCGACACCCAGGAGCTGTAGCTCCAGGTCAAGCGTGGGGTATTTTAGTGCTGAGTCGAGGAGGGCTGTGATTTTCCCGCGGACTGCATGTACGAGCCCACGAGCGTCACAAGGGCATCGAGCTGCTTGTCGCGTGCCCAATCCTCCCACGCATCCGGGTCCGGTGCGTACTGCTCGGAGACATAATCCATCAAATCGGCAATGCCGTCCATCGTCTCCAGCGAATCCTCACCGTGTTTCTCCGACAGCTGTCGAATCATGTTCAGGCGGCCAGCGAGGCGGGTTCGCTGGCCAGTCTTCAGCTCCCACGGAGCGATGAGTAGCTCATGGCCATCCAGCTCAGTGAACTCGGGCAGGTCAACTACAGGCTCTGCTGCAACCTTCTTGGGCATAAGGTGTCCTCTCAGTCAAATTAGGGGTTAGGCAGTGACAGCGCGGGGTTCGAAAATCTCGACGGTGTCTCCATTACGGTCGGTCAGAATACCAAAGTCGAGATCCGTCGATGCAAACTTGCTGATGCCGAATTCAGGGTACTTGCCACCGATATCAGTATTCGGGAAACGAAGAGCTGCGACAGTCTTACCATCCTCGAATACAGCCAAAATAGCCTTAGAGGCGGTTAGCGTCTTAGCCTTCACCTTGTACGACTTCTTGGCTGAGTCATAAGTGCCGCCAGCGAAAGCAAGGTCAAACACGGTACGGTCAACACTGAGTGCCTTGATGGTGCCAGTGAGAGTCACATCAGCTCGCTTCGAGCGAACCTTGACACGGTCCGCGGTACGCAAAAATTCGATGTCACCGCCGTCAATGTTAGTCTTGATCGGCTCTTCCTCGTCAGTGTCGCCAATCCACACCCAGGAGCCGTAGGTGCTGGGAGTGCCGAACTTAAACTTGGTCAGATCGGGTGCTTCGGTCTCCGGCGGAGCGACAAAGATATGAGTGAAAGAAGTGTAAAAAAGCTTCGAATCTTCAAGAACGTTGGCCAAGGGCCACCTCCTAAATACGGGTTGAGCCACGTGCGACGATTCGCACCGTGGCTCGGGTTTCGGTTACATGGGCAGAGTGGAGAGTATGGCTGCCGGCTAGGATCGGCTCAGCCTCGACCCAGCACCTCGCAACATAGCTGCCCTCCACAATCGGGCCAAGAGTATGGGCTGTTTCCAGTAGCTGAACCGCCTCAGCGCAGAGCCGCATTGATTCGGCGCGGCTCGGCGCGTAAATGTGAACATTCACGGCGGCATCTACTGCGTGTCCCATCCTGGGTGACCCAGTAGCCGGCACCGCAGAGACAACCTCCCAGATACATGCCGGCAGCTTGCCGAGAGTCTGGGAGGTCGCGCCACCAGACACAGCAGCGCCTGGTAGTGTGGAGAGAATTTTATGCACGATGGCCGAGATATCAACTGGCTTCATCGACGGTCCTTAAACGCGTGGGCAACCTTACCAAAAACATGGTGTCCAGGGGTTCGGTTGCCGTTCGGGCTGGTGAACCCAAATTCGATAGGCACTGCTGCTTCATCGAGCGATGTGATAACCCTGTCGTGGACTCCTCGAGGAGTCACATGTGTGGTCATCACGATTGACGCCGCGAATGTGCCAGTATCCTTAGGTGCCGCTGCCTTTACTGCCGCTTGGATTTCACGGGCGGCGGCGGCGAACTCAGGGGTGCGCGATGCCTGCCGCGCCACCTCTAGCTCGATGTCAGATTCGACCCATGACATTAGCTCCCCCTCCCTTGCCTTGCGTGTACGCCACGGCAAACACCTTGACGTGCCCTGTGGTTGAGGACATCCGAGAGATCTGCGGTTCGCCGCGCTGCTCGAATCTCTGTCCGTCAATCTCGATGAGAGAATCTGATGTGCCTGGCCACGGCGCGCCGCCATGCTCCCCCGGCCAGTACTTGACCCGGTAAACGCTGGTTGGGGTGAGCCCGCCAGGCAGGTCGAGAACTTCGTTCGCACTCGACGGTTGGACATTGCACTGGACGGGAACCCCCTCCCCCAGCGTCTCCACGACGTCACCATACGCATCCGCACTGTGGATGCGTGGGTAGACGATGACGGTGTGGAGACCTTTACGGATTCGGCTCAT